CCGGCGGTTTCGATTTCAAACCCGCCGATTTCCGAAAGCTTGCCAAAGAAACCCATCACTTCAGCCGGTTGAACCGTACGGTATCCGTCAGACACTACAGAAAGCGCCCCGCCTGTATCGCTGCGGTGCAATACCTTACGGCCCTTGAACACTTCGGGCTCAGTGGTGGCTTCGGTTTTGTACAGTACCGGGCTTTCGAGCACGGTATACGCTAGCCCGGCCTGCCGGGTCCATTCCTCAATTGAAGCGCCCGGGGTCAGTTCCTGCCCCAGTCCATGCCATGGTTTAGCGCCAGCGTAAGCAATTGCGGCGGCGCCGGTGGTGGTGTCAATCATGTGTGCCATTTTCTCTATCCTCTCTAGGGGGTTAGCCCGCCGCACAATTGCTGCGGGACTGGTGACATTGTAGGGGGTCCAATTGGACGGTCCAATTGATTGTTTCTATCCGGTTTCTACTTCCAGTCGAATTTATCAATAATCCACCATGCCACTATTATTATCAGTAGCACCATGAGCATTAGGCGACCTTTCCGATATCACCCGCCACATGATGGCGCAGCATAGAACCGGGCGGCAGCGAGCGAGCAAAGCGGCGCAAGGCTTGCCCATCATTGGCGGCGCCGTCCGTCCGGGTTTTGTGCCATTGGATAGCAGTCGGGCCGCTGGCGGCATAGCATCCGCCGCCGGTATCCGTGCCAACTTTCTTCGCTCCCGTACCATGGGCGACAAAAACTATCACTTCCTTGCGGTCAGGCCGGGCACAAAGCGGGGACCCGCCGCCGCATTGTGCGCACGTGAACGAATCGGACAATTCAGCGGGGCACCGGTAGAACCTAACCCCATCACGGACCATAGGCCATTTATCGGCGGTATCTTTTGGCGCAGCGAAAACGGCAGGGCGGCCCGCCTTTACCGATTCGACAGCATCCGCCACGGTATCGCATGAGGCATTAATGACAGTCTGGCCCGGCTTTGCTGCGGGTATGGCCCGGTGGTGAAAATGCGAATAAGTCCAAGCGATGCCCCGGGGCGGCACCGATTCAAGCATGGCCTGCAAATAATCCGGGTCCACTGAATCGGCGCCGGTTTCGCTCTTGGGGTGTAGCTTGCACGTTTTCGGGCATGTACCGTAAGTCTGATGCTCACCACTGCGATAAGTGACAGCAATTGGGCCCGTCTTACGGTTCGAAGAAATAGCAACAGTTTTCAGCATGACTCTATCCTTTCTAAGTGGTTTCCGATCAATCGGAGCGCCTATTATGGCCCGGCGCCCCATGGGGTCCAATTGATTATTTCTATTGCCCCGCCTGCTCTGATAGTTCCGCCATCAGTTCCGGCCAGGGCATGCCCCTACTGGGCCAGTCCCTTAATGGTGGTAACCTAAGGCCATCGGCAGCAAGGGCGACAGCATCGCGCCCATGGTACAGATATACCCGGGCCGGGCGCAATAGCGTGCCCTTAAAGTGGACCAAGACAAAGCAAGGGCGGCCCTTTAAGGCGTGCCGGGTCAGGAAAGCAACTTGATGCGGGCGAAGCGAAACCTTCAAGCCGCGCTCAACCACCTTCAATTCCAAAGCGACAAAACGGGGGCCAATGCCGATCAGACAATCGGCGATGCCAAGATTCACGCGGTTTTCGATTCGTTCTATGTCCGCGCCCAAGGGCTGCAGGCCATCGCGAACACGGGAAGCAAAGGCGGCTTCAGGCGTGGCCATCATCGGGTCCCATATCATTATCCCGTTCAAAGATATCCGGGGGAGGCTCTGCCACCGGAGAGACAAAAGCCGGGTCCCTATCTCGCTCTGCACTTTCAATCACTGCTCCCGTGCTTGCGTCAATCAAGGCTGAAGGCGGCGGTCCGCCGTAAAGCTTGCGCAGTTCGTCAAGCTTACGCTGCACTTCCTCCTTGGACATGGAGTCGATTGTCCCATGGCGGATTTCCTTGCGGTCCACATAAATCGTGCCCAAGGCCTGCCCTCGGCGGTACTCTGCCTGCACGGCTGCAGCATAGGCTCCCGATTCCAGGGCCTTATCGCGGATCATTTGCAAGTCCCGCATGTGCCGCTCATAGCTGGTGTTGTACTTCGAATTGAGTTGCGCCCGGTACTCTTGAATGGCTGCCACCACATGCGGGTTGATTTCCGGGTTCGTAAGCTTCCATGCCATTACTGAGGCGGAGGTCTCCTTGTACCCGGCCCGGATAGCGGCTTCCTTCAGGGTCACCCGGCCATCACCGGCCACAAGCTCGGTCACGAACTTCCATTCCTTGGCCTTCAGGGTCTTCTGCCTGCGCAGCGGGGCTACTTCCCTCGACATGCGTGTCCGGGCCTTATCCGGGGTCACCGGGGGCACGTTCCAGACATCCTTCTTGGTCATCAGTCCTTCCTCCACAGGCGCCAGCCGTTCTCGACCCTACGAAGCACAAACGACCAGTCAGGGCGGTGGATCTTCACGAACCGGATCGAGGCCACACGGGCCGAATCGGCCTGTGCCTTAGAGGTGAACAGGATGCTGTCTCCCGGCTCCATGTCCAAGAACGGGTACTTCGTCCGGGCCGATGGTATAACAATTCCTTGCTCAATCTGTAGCACGGCTACTCCCTATAAAACTAGTGCCGAGTGTAAATAGAGTTTGCCTATCTGTCAAGGCCAGGGGATAGCCTTCGGCAGAAACAAGGGCCCTATATAGGACTTTTTGGGGCATCATCGAAAATATTTTTTTTGGAAGGATCACACGGAGCCCCCCTGAGAATTACGCCTGTTTTTTAAGCAGTAATGGTCCGTAATGCCCTGGAAGCCGCATAAACATTGACTTATTACGGCATTACGTCCATTACGCCCAATCTCACGAAAAAAATTTAAAAAACACTCATGCCCTAAAAAAGTCTATATGACCTCTCAAAAATGCATAAGACCCCGGTCCGTGGTCCATGATCCGTTATAAGCCCACCTCAAACCTAGGGAAAGCCCCTATACTTTTTATCCCACAACCTAACACCTGTACCCCAATGTAGACTAGACTACACGCCCTAACCGATAGATATCCACAGAAAGGAGAGTTATCTTGACAGACGATTCGCGTAAAACCACCCCTGAAAAGCATGTCATTCCCGACCCAATAATCGAGGATGCTAAGTTCATCATGGAGTTCTTGTCCGAGCACTTTGACACTCCCCCTGAAGCCTTGTTCGCGTCCATCGTAGCGGTGGCGGTCTTGGCCAAGGGGGCGGGCATGCCTCGCCAAGTCCTGCTGGAGGGCATTGCTGCTGCCTATGATGACCTTGACCCGTTGGCCTTGGACATTGGTGCGGAGGTCAAGCATGGACATCACTGAGTTCAAGCAGCGGGTCTCTTGCCCGCGTGTGGCCCCGTATAACACTGGCAAGCTCCGCATTGGCGTTGCCTATGTTCCTCGTCAGCGGTGGGAGCCCAGTTCGGATGCTTACTCCATCCAGACTGCCCTGCTCAATGCCAACAAACCTCGCTTGACCCTTGGTCAGCGGATCATGGAGTTCTTGTTATGACTGTGCCCAAACATCCTGAATACCGGAGCATGGAGTACGAAAGCGACCTATTGGGGATAACCCTGACCTGCTACTTTGACCATGAGCCTGCCTCGCGTGGCGCTCGGGAGTACGGCACGGGCCTGCAATTGGAGCCGGACTATCCTGCCACGTATACCCTGGCCCATGCGTATACGCCGCAGGGACTGGACATATCCCCAGTGATGCGTCTGGATATGATTGAAATGATAGAAGAGTATGCTTGTGAAACCCTTGAAGGAGATTGGAATGACTGAGTTAACGAAAGAGCAGCTTCGGGAGATCAGCAAAGAGGCGGCTCTGATCTCGGGAAGGATTGGGGCGATGCTGGTGCAAGAGGGCGCGGACAAGCGCATCGCACTGCTGGCCTCAATGAGGACCGCTGCTGGCTGCAGCGTAGTCGCTGGTGTCGATCTACACAGTGCCATGACGCTGTTCATGTCCTTGTACAAAGACGCCGATGTATTTTTTCAAGAAAAACTCAAGGACAAACACTGATGAGAGCGCAATTCATAACCCCTGCCCCGGTTTCGGACAACATCCTGAGGATCACCATGGAGCAGCGCGGCTGCTTGGTGGAGGTCTGTGTGCCAGAGGCTGCTTTGCCCTCTCCTTTGGAGATGAAGGAGTACATGTCCAACACGGGGGCGCACATGTATGCCCGCCTGTACCACATGGTCCAGCAACTGGAGAAAGGCGAATGATCAAGATTGAGAGCAACCGGCCTTTGCCGGTCAAGTTCCCGTTTGAGCAGATGCAAATCGGAGACAGCTTTGCAGTCCCTGAGGGCGTCACCCGTGCTGCGGTGAGCGTAGCAGCTTGGCGCTACGGCAAGGCCACGGGTAAGAAGCTTACTGTTCGCAAGACCCCTGAGGGGTTCTACTGCTGGAGGATCAAATGACTTTTGAACAATGGTGGGAGACCCTGTCATACCGTGAGCGGTCCATGATCGGTCTCAACAATGCCCAGTTCGTTTGGAATCAGGCCCGTGATGCGTGTGCCTTGATCCTTGAGCAAAACGCCATGGCCTGTGACAACCCGATCTATCGCAGCCTGCTGCAGGCCAATGCACGCGAACTTCGTGAGGGGCGGCAAGATGACTGAATCAATCAACATCGGCGACATCGTACAGGTCAACCCTGAGAAAGAAATGTTCGGTGCCTGCTTAGTTGTGGTCACTGAGGTCAAGTCTTGGGGCATCCAGGGCTATGTCCAAAACGCGAGTGTAGCTGGTCAGGCTTACATCCGACTGAAGAACGAAGACTTTGAACACACTGGTGGCACTGCTGTGTGGATTGCTGGGAGTGGAGAATGAGCATAGAAGCAATGAAGCTGGCGCTGGAAGCGCTGGAGAATGTAACAAAGGATTATGTAGAACGCAGGCAGTACAAACATAACAAAGCCATCACCGCCCTCCGCACCGCCATCGAGCAGGCTGAGAAGCAGGAGCCGGTGGCGTGGATGGATGAGTTTGGTAATGTTTTCCCGCTTGGCGCACAGCGTGGCCCGAAGTATCTTAACGAGCCAATGACACCCCTCTACACCACCTTACCCGCAGCACAGCCAGCCGTGCAGGAGCCGGTGGCGTGGACTGCCCGTGAAGTAGAGTTGATCGACGGAATGATTCAAGTTCAAATGGATCACGCAGAGAGATGCGACCACATCGGCAACCGCACGATGGCCGAGAAACAAAAGGGCTGGGACATGGAGCGCGTGGCACTGTTGCAAAAAATCAGAGCCACCCCACCCGCAGCACAGCGCA